ACCTATTATAAGAACATCGGTAAGAGCAGTTATGAACAAGCGAGCCGTATCTTAAACAGAGAACTATTTTATATGCTATACTTACACTTTGATTTAATTAGTAAATTTATTAGAATAACTACGTCAAGACCTATTGCTCCTATGATTATAGGAGTTAGATAGTGTCAGTTAGTCTAGACGGGGTACTAGTTAAAAAAGGGAATCAGCAAGAAACTTTTACTAGAGAGCAACTAGAAGATTTTGCGGCATGTGCCCATCCTAAAACTGGTCCTATATATTTTACATCAAACTATTTTAATATTCAGCACCCAGTTAAAGGCAAGTTGCTATATAAAGCCTACGACTACCAGACAAAACTTCTACACACCTACCACAACTATCGTTTTAATATTAATATGTTACCACGGCAAACTGGCAAAACTACAACTGCGGCTGGATACCTGTTATGGAGAGCAATGTTTGTTCCTGATAGTATTATCCTAATTGCGGCACACAAGTATGCTGGCGCACAAGAAATTATGCAACGTATACGCTATGCTTATGAGTTATGCCCTAATTACATTAGAGCAGGTGTAACAAGTTATAACAAAGGCAGTATAGAGTTTGACAATGGCTCACGTATTATTGCCCAGGCTACTACAGAGAACACAGGACGTGGTTTAAGTATTTCGTTGCTATACAGTGATGAGTTTGCATTTGTTAGACCAAGTATAGCCAAGGAATTCTGGACCAGTATCTCACCTACACTAGCAACTGGTGGTAGTGCTATTATTACTAGTACTCCCAACAGTGACGAAGATCAGTTTGCGTTGTTGTGGCGAGATGCTAACAAGTGCTTTGATTCACACGGTAACGAAACAGAGATTGGGATCAATGGATTTAAAGCATACCGCAGTTATTGGTGGGAACATCCTGATCGCGACGATGCATGGAAAGAAGAAGAACTAGGACGCATTGGTGAAGAGCGATTCCGTCGTGAACACGGCTGTGAGTTTATTATTAACGACGAAACATTAATTGATAGTTTAATACTAACTAATATGATAGGCACTGATCCCATTAGTAAACAAGGCACAGTCAGATGGTATGCAAAGCCTAAAAAAGGAATGACTTACTTAGTAGCACTTGATCCCAGTCTGGGAACAGGTGGCGATCCAGCCGCTATACAAGTTCTGGAAGCACCAAGCATGATTCAAGTTGCAGAATGGAGACATAATAAAACTCCTATTCCAGAACAAATTAAGATACTACACCAAATTTGCAATATTATTGCTGAAGAAACTAACGATAAGAACAGCGTTTACTACAGCGTAGAGAATAACACCATTGGCGAAGCGGCACTAATAAGCATTGCTGACATAGGTGAAGAAAACTTTCCTGGTGTATTCCTTAGTGAAACCAAAGGACACGGGAACAGTAGACGATTTAGAAAAGGATTTAACACAACACAACGAAGCAAACTCACTACATGCAGTAAGTTAAAGACTCTAGTAGAGTCTAGTAGACTAACAATTAACAGTAAGTTATTAGTAAGCGAACTTAAAAACTTTATTGCTAGTGGTGGAAGTTACGCAGCAAAGATTGGCGAGACTGATGATCTTGTAATGAGTACTATCCTTGCCCTGCGTATGGCAACAGAACTTAGGAATTTCTTGCCTGAAATAGACAGTCAAATACGTGATTCAAGTGATTCTGACATCCAACCCATGCCCTTCGTAATGTTATAAGTTTAATAAATACATGATAATGGATACAACCGCACGAGATTTATTCGAAAAACTAAAAGGACGGTCTAAGAACCTTACGCTGGGTAGAGAAGACGGCACACGTACTCTTATCCCCAACGAAGCATCGTTCTTTGAGTTTGATTATCATAACGACGAAAACAAACTAGGAAGTGTAGTAGTTAGCCTTGTTGATGAAGGCAGTCTTAAAGTTTACTTTGCAACCAACATTATGGACGATGCAAATAGTGAATCCAAAGATGGCTGGTATGGATTTTTAAAAGGGTTAAGAAAATTTTCAACACAGAACATGCTTAATTACGAAGCAAAGAATATATCTAAAGAGCGGTTAGATAAACGTGACTTTGAGTATCTATCAAAACAGAATAAGACAGAGGAAGAGCTGACCATGGAAAGCAAACTATACGGGAGTAGACAAAAGAGCTACCAAGACTTAAATGGAGCTAAACTAATTGTTCAGCATACCAAGACTGTAGATGAAGATAAGATGGGATCACGTAGTAGAAACATTCGTGCCGTTTATATTGAAAACAGTGACGGAGAAAGATTTAAGTTTGAAAACAATTACTTGCCAGGGGCTAGAGCAATGGCTCGCCATGTAAGTAACGGTGGGTATCCTAGAGACGATTTTGGTACTCATATTTCAGAGATTATGGCAGAGATGACCGAACTTCGTAGTTTTGTCCGTGGCGTTAAAGGCAAAGAAGATTATGTTACTGAAGATGCTCAAGACATTATTGAGAAAGCAACTGGACGTTATTATGGGCTTAAAAGCACATTAGAGTCAGTTAGCAAACAGCGTGGATACACAGACTATTTTGAGAACTACGAGCCAACTGACTTTGAAGTTAGCGAAGATGATATTAATGACTTAAAACAAAAACTTACAAGAGAGGTTTTTGATAGTAGATTAGAAGGCAGTTTAGGTGCCGTGGGCAAAGCAATGAAACACAGTACACAACTACAAGAAAAGAAAAGCGGCGATTTTTACGACTGGGACGACTGGTCAAGATCAGCAAAGCAAAATGGTGCTGAAATTAAAGGCGATATCAGTGGTGCTGTTGCCATAGTTAATGGTAAAGAGATTGGCGAATGGAATCAAGACGATGCAGATGTTACTGGCGATAAAATTGCTAGCAGATTTAAGAAGCCAGGATATGGTGAGCTTAACGTAGACGACGGTGATCGATCTGACTCTGCTGAACGTGAGTTTACTGTCCCAGATAGTTTAGAACTAAGACCTGGCGGTACTCCAATTTCATCTATGCAGTATGCTAGTAAAGAAGACCTTTTAAACTTATTAATGGTAGACGTTGCTAGTCGTGCAATGGACGACGAGGTTGCTAACTTTGCCGCTAAAATGGCAGATAAAGTAGGCAGTGTCGGAACACCATTTGGACAAGACGCCAACGATTCAGACTTTAAAGCAGATAAGAAAAAAGCAGTTGCACTTGCTAATATGTATATAAAGCAAATGAGTAAAAAAGACGAGAGCGTCGAGACTGAAGAACTTCCACGTAAACGCCCAGAAGATCCTTTTGAAGCATATGCAGAAAGCATGGATAGTATTGCAGAATACGACGAATACTCCGCAATGGACAGTTTTACAAACAACTTAAACTTATCTCCAGAAGAGGACGCCATGATAGCGTCCAATCAGTACGAAGACAATGAAGAACTAATGGCTAAGTTAATGGATCACTTTAGTGATGCAATGCCTTACGGAACGCAAAAAGGCAGAGACGGCGATCCATATGAATTTATATTCCAAGAGTTGGATAACATGGGATTAATTAAAGAAGGCGAAGTTGACGAAGCTGCAAAGCCAGACTTCCTAGACCTTGACGGTGATGGCGATAAGAAAGAGCCAATGAAGAAGGCGGCAAAGGACAAGAAAAAAGGTAAAGAAGAAGTGGACGAAGCCGCAAAGCCAGACTTCCTAGACTTGGATAAAGACGGTAACAAAAAAGAGTCAATGAAAAAAGCCGCTAACGATAAAGAAGACAAAAAAGAAGTTAAAGAAGGTACATGGCACATTGCAGACGATATGTCTGGTCTTCAAGAACTTATAGCAAGCGGACCTATCCCAGCAAAAGATGCGATTGATACGATACGTGACTATATTGGTGAAGACGATCTTTATGATGCGATTGGTGATTTAGAGGATATGGATCCAAATGCAGACGCAAGAGATATTATTAGAGATTTCCTAGAGTCAGGTGATATAGGATATGATACTTTTGCAGAAGGCAAAATGAGCGACATTGAAGCGGAAGTTCAAGAAATGATCCAGGGCGGCGCTGATAATACAGAAATTATGGCAAAGTTTCCTGGCATAGTTGATCAGGAATACTTGGACGACATGAGAGCAAATTCCGACGAAAAACAATATGACGATTACGAAATGGAAAGTCAAGTTAAAGAAGAAGATGATATGGCATGGCTTAGAAAAGCAGCAGGCATTGGATCAGGTGCTAGGAGTAACCACGGAATTCGCGAAGGCGAAGAAGGTTACCAAACTACACCAAGAAGTTTAGTAGCTCGTGAGATGAGAAAACTCCAGGATATTGCTATTAAAGACTAATAGAATGAAATTAGTTAACTTAGGGTGTAGTTTTAGTTATGGAAATTGTGTTAGTGACTATGAAACACTTTCTGAGGAACACGTAGGTCCCGGCACACTAATTGCAAAACATTTAGATTATGAAGAAGTTAATTTAGCAAGTCCGGGTCTAAGTTTAGACGGAGTTCTCCGTAGATTATACACATTTGATTTTGATAGAAATTCTACATTTTTAGTTGGGCTTCCTCCTGAGAGTAGATTCCAAGTTGTCTCTACTAAACCCCGTAATCAAAAGAAGATACGTGGCGGTCCAGAATTTTCAGCAAACGCATTTAACAACGGTCCAACAATACCTACAGATTGGTTCCTTACGCAATCTTGGTTAAACTCTTTTGGTTTTAAAAATTACAATGTTAGTGAACATGTACAATACCATACGTGGTTTAATATATTGCTTATACAAAAACGACTTGAAGAACTAAACTGCAAGTATTGGTTATACAATAGCGTGTATGGACACATGCAAAATACAACAGAAATACCAGAATTGCAAACACTAAAAGATAGCATTAGTTTAGATAACTACTATCAACCAAATTTAGGAATAAGAGACTTTAGTGATACAGACATAAAATACCAAATAAGCAGAGACGATTCCCACCCAAATCGCTTATGTTACAAAGAATGGGTTAAAGAGTTTGTAGATACGTTCTTATCCAAGCGCATATGGGTTAACAAGTAAGAATTTATTGTTATTTTTTAATCAGAAAAATACTCTTTTAATATTGACTAGATAAATACAATACCATATACTATAAGAGTTAATATAGTATGTGAATGGCACATACAAACATAAAACAATAGGCTAATAGGCAACAAGGAAATTAAACAATGGCATCACTAGCAGAAATCCGTGCGAAACTTAAAGCACAAGAAACACGTTCCGAACGAGGAACAAGCGGCGGCGATAACGCAATTTACCCACATTGGAATATCCCAGAAGGAAGTACTGCGGTACTACGTTTCCTTCCGGATGCAGATCCTAACAACACATTCTTTTGGATGGAACGACAAATGATTCGTTTACCATTTAGTGGCATTAAGGGTGATATGAACTCTAAGCCAGTAACTATCCAAGTACCATGTGTGGAAATGTGGAATGAAACTTGCCCGATACTTTCAGAAGTACGTGTATGGTTTAAAGACAAGAGTCTTGAAGACATGGGACGCAAGTATTGGAAAAAGCGTTCTTATATTTTCCAAGGCTTTGTTACTGAAAATCCAATGGTTGACGACACAAGTCCAGAGAATCCAATCCGTAGATTTGTTATCTCTCCAAGTATCTTTAACTTGGTAAAAGATGCACTAATGGATCCAGATATCCAGGAAATGCCAACAGACTATACAGCAGGACTGGACTTCCGTGTTACTAAAACTACAAAAGGGCAGTATGCAGACTATAGCACAAGTAAGTGGTCCCGCAAGGAAACTGCTCTTGATGAAGTTCAAATGGCTGCTGTTGAGAGTTTTGGACTGCACAACTTAGCAGACTTCCTCCCTAAACAGCCAAGTGAAGTAGAACTTCAGGCTATTAAGGAAATGTTTGAAGCAAGTGTAGATGGTCAGCCTTATGACACAGATCGTTGGGGTCAATACTATCGTCCATATGGCGTTAGTGTTCCGGATGCTCCAACAGCACCAGTAGCAGTTGCGGCTCCTGCTCCAGTAGCTGAAGCGGCCCCGGTTGCTCCAGTAGCTGCACCAGTGGCTGAACCTGCTCCAGCAGTTGAAGCACCAGCAGAAGGCGGCAAGAGTGCAGAAGACATTCTTGCAATGATTAGAAGTCGACAAAAGACTTAATCGTAAACTGGGGAAGATGATATGCTGTCTATCCTAGATCCTATCATCTTCCCTGACGATTGTCTTATATTAAAGTCGCAAGATCATTACATTTACCCTATCTTTAAGAATGGCAGTAGTAGCTTAAAGCAAAGCGGCTATACTGTGGTATCCCCTGACGAATATGCTGATATATCTGAGGTAACAGTATTTGTTAGAGAGCCCTTTGAAAGATACCTATCTGGTGTAAATACATTTGTACAACATAATCCAGCATACCACCAAGAAACATTAGTGCATATTATTAGTGAAAACTTGTTTTTAAATAGGCATTTTTGCTTACAGTTCCATTGGCTAGTTAACTTACAAAGATTCACACAAGCACCAGTAATACTAAAGCCCATGTCTGAATTAAACCATGTAATAGAATTACATAATAATACATCTAAAAACAAGAGTTTTAGAGAAGTATTTGAAAATCATGCTAAATTACATTTTTACTTGGCATTAGACAAAGTTCTTTTTTATGATTTGATTGGACAGACTGTAGATTTTAAACAAATACTAACAACATTAAAACAAAATTATCCAGATACTTACACTGAAGTAATTGAAAGATCTAAACAGATATGCAGTGTCCTAGACTAGATCACTTTGTTAGATTTAATACAAACGGTTCAGTAACATGCTGTGGGCATATGGTTAAAGCTCAAGGATTTAACGACATTGATCAACTGCACAACAGTGAATGGATCGAATCACTAAAAGATAAGTTTTTTACTGATCAATGGCCAGACGAATGTAGACGGTGCCAACAAACTGAAGAATTAAGTCAAGGCAGTATACGACTAAATGCTATTGACACACACAAGAAACAAACAAAAGCAGACTATCTTATAGTTGGTGGCACGTTAGATAATACATGTAACAGCGCATGCCAAACATGCAATAGCGGATTAAGCACCCTAATAGGTAAGTTAGATAAAACAAATAAGGTTGTGGATAACGCATCTAAGTTTTGGGATTTGCCACAAGACAGGATTGTGCATTTAGACATTAATGGTGGAGAGCCAAGTGTCAGTCAAAACTATCAACACATACTAAAGAACTTACCACCTAATTTAACAAATATTCGAGTTAATACTAATTGTGCGAGTATACTACATGAGTTAACAGACATCGCAAACTCGGGAGTTCACGTAACTGTAACAGTTAGTTTAGACGGCATTGGCAAGGTACACGACTACGTAAGATGGCCTATTGCATGGGATAAATTTTATAAGAATCTTATGATATATAAAAGCATGCCAGTTGAGCTAAACACTTGGACTACAGTTAGTGCTCTTAACATAGGAAACTTTTCTGAAATACTAAACTTTACCGA